TCCCTATAATATGTTTTTACAATTAATAGGTCTTGCTGGTTGGTTGTGGGTTTCTATTATATGGAATGATAGAGCTCTTATAATTGTAAATGCGGTTGCAGTTGCAATTTTCCTAAATGGTATCGTAAACTGGATGGTAAAGGTAGTCTAATGGCTAGAGGAAAGAAAATTACAGCATCTACTGATAACAGTGGATGGGTTGAACCTAAGAAGAAGGTTCGTAAGAAACGTAAGCCCATGACTGATGAGCAGAAACAAGCTGCTGCAGAACGTCTGGAAAAAGCAAGAGAGAAACGTGCAGAGAAGAATCCAGACTATGGTATGTCTGGTGTTCATCATAGTTTGCGTAATCTTCCAGACGATCATCGTGCCCACCCTAAGAAAGTTAAGCAATGGATCAAGACACAAAAAGAACTTGCTAATTCAGAGCGTAGAGCTGTTAAGCAAGGTATAAAAGGTGCATATGCGAGACAAAGTAGCCATGAAGGGTATGTTCGTAATCTTGTTAAATACTTACGTGATGGAGATTACGTAGATGATTTCTATGGTGAGTATCAAGAGAAAAAAGTAAGCAGAAGGTGTATTGCTCAAGGGTACTATTTTTATGGTCCCAAAAAGGGGCAGCCTAAGTTTGATGTTGGTGTTTATTATCCAATGTTAGGAACTACATATACACAAGAAATGTATAATGAGGAAAATGGTGTAGTTAAAGAGCCGCCAAAAAAGAAAAGAAGAAAGAGTAAAAAATGACCGCAGAGATTATTAAAGGGCCTTGGAAGAAACCCTCAGATTTAACAGCTAAAGAACTTGAAACTGCTAAAGTTCTTGCTGAATGTGATCAAATAACAAGTGATTGCGTAGTTGCTGTTTTACAAATTTTGGTAGAAAATGGTATTGCACCAGATGATCCTGATGATGAAAATATAGTTTATATTATGTTTTTAACAGAATTATTGAAGGCAATAACATATAAAAATGTTAATATAGAACACCCATTTCAAGATATTGCAGATATGTTGTCTGGCACTGAAATCCACATGAATAATGACAAACATTATTATGTAGATTACAATTTAGTATCAGACGTAATTGATTATTTAAAAAGTAAGGAAAAAGACCCAGCATGATTTTAGTTGATATGAGTCAGATATCATTAGCAAGTATGATGATGCATCTGAATATGAATAAGACCACCAAACCAGATGAGGCTATGGTGCGTCACATGATACTTAATTCTTTAAGAATGTATCGTGGCAAATTTAAAGAGGAGTATGGGGAACTAGTTCTCTGTTTTGATTCTCGTCATTATTGGAGGCGTGATCACTTTCCAAACTACAAGGCTGGTCGTAAAAAGAGTAGAGAAAGTTCTAATCTAGATTGGGATGCAATATTTGGTTGTCTCAATGAGATTAAACAGGAACTAAAAGATTACTTTCCTTACAAACACATTGAAGTCTATGGTGCAGAAGCAGATGATGTAATTGCTGCATTGTGTCTTGAACTTGAATATGACAATGGAAAAACTCTAATTCTTTCTGGAGACAAAGACTTTATTCAATTACACAGATTTACGAATGTATCTCAATACAGTCCTATTACTAAGAAAATGATTAACGGTCACGATCCATATCAGTATTTGGATGAGCATATTCTTAAAGGTGATACAAGTGATGGAATTCCAAATGTGTTATCACCAGACAATACATTTGTTGATGGACTACGACAAAAACCTTTAGGCAAAAAGAAGATTGCAGAATGGACAGGTGAAATTTTAATACCTGTTGAAGTGGCTATACCAGATGGTGAAGTGAAACGTAATTTTCAAAGAAACCAACAATTGATAGATTTGTCTAAGGCACCAGAAGAGATTTTTCTTGCTTGCATAAGGGAGTATCAAAATGCTCCAGATGGTGATCGTAGCAAACTACTAAATTATTTTACAAAGAAGAGATTAAGAAATCTCACAGAATCCATAGGAGAATTTTGACATGGACTTACTAATATCTGAAATCTTAGACAAAGTTTCTAAGGTTAAATCGAAAAAGGAAAAGGTTGCTTTTCTAAGACAACATGATTCCGATGCTTTACGCATGGTGATTAAATCATCTTTTGATCCTAAAATTGTATGGAAACTTCCAGAGGGTGAAGTTCCTTATCAGAAGAATGAAGCACCAGAGGGCACTGAACATACCAATCTTCATGGTGAAGCACGAAAGTTGTTTCATTTTCTGGAAGGTGGTAATGCAGATTTAAACCAGAATAAACGTGAAACTATGTTTGTTCAGTTACTAGAAGGCCTGCATGAGACTGATGCTGAAGTACTTGTTGCTGCAAAAGACAAGATTTTGCATCGTAAATTCAAAGGTCTTTCTGATAATGTGGTCAAAGAAGCATTTGATTGGGATGAAAATTACATGAAAATTGAAGGATATCCCCAAAAAGCTCGTATGGCTACCGCTTAATTTTTTGCTTGACAAATCTCTCTGGTCATGTTACTATTAGTAATAATCAAGAGAAAGGATTCGTTATGAGTAAGATGAGTGATTGGGCAATAGACTTAGAAGATGCCACTGTCGAAGCATTGAATAATGGTGCTGAGTGTGAGGCTGATGTTATTGCCTATGTGAAAACCAAAGTTGCAGTTGTGGATGAGGAATATGTTTCTGATCTGTATACTGAGTTTTGTGGTGATTGGATGAGTGAGGCTTACGCATGACCTTTGAGTCCATGTTAAATGAGTTGGATAGACTCCATTCCTCTTGGCTCACTAATCTTACCGAAACCTATAAAAAGGAACGAAGTAAGAACTTACTTCATGCCATGTGGTTTCGGTATCCCGAAGAATGTGCAAATTATCCTCTAAAAAGGCCAAATTAATTGTTGACAAACTCTATTGAGTGTGTTACTATTAGATATAATCAAGAGAGAGAGAGAAAACGATGATTGACTATATCACTGCACATAACGGTGGAATTAAGATGTTTGCTGGTGACGGCCTCAAGGGTTGGTCAAAGACTGCAAAGGGTATTGCATATACTCTGAAAACTTGTGGAATTGCAGAAGTCGTTATGGGTTCTAGTTCGATGGATTTTGCATCCGAAGAAGGGTTTGATGATAACGATGACGCTTTGTTGTTGTGGAATGAAGCGATTGGGATTTATAATTGGGAAGTAAATGGAGTTGCTGGATAATGACTGTTTTTGTGAACGAATCTTCTAATTCGGTTTTGTCAGGTCTTTCTAAGATGAAGGCTGCGATGATTGAGGATTACAATAATTTCATGCCGGATAATAAACGGATGTGCGATGAGTATGCTGAAAAACTCACCATCTCATATGGTAAGAAGTACATCAAAATTTTTGAAGAAGATGGTGGTGTTAAAGCATTCGTTGTTGGTGTTGACAATGACAAGAAATTCAAGAAGGGTGATATTTTGATGGCCGCTGGTTGGGCTGCACCCGCTCGGAACGCCGCTCGAGGAAATATTCTTGATGGTGAATACCCAATTGAATGGACAGGAGCTTGTTATCTGAAATGAAAATAAAGATTGGTGATATAGTCGGTGTTGTTATGATTTTTGGAACACTGTACGGTGTTTGTATAGTGTTCTAAAATGAAAATAGCAGAAGTTCTAACAGCAGGATTTATGATATTCACTCCTGCTATGGTAGAAGCACCAGAGGATAAAAGTGCTTCTATCAAATGTCTTGCACTCAATATGTATCATGAAGCCAGAGGTCAAGGTAGTGCTGGACTTCTTGGTGTATCCTCTGTCGTTATGAACAGAGTAAGAGACAAAAGATTTCCTAATACAATTTGTGGAGTTATATACCAAGGCCCAACAAGAGAAAGTTGGAAGACTCGACAAACATCTGATCCTAATGATGCAAAGTTTTATCCTATAAAAAATCGTTGCCAGTTTTCTTGGTATTGTGATGGTAAGTCTGATGAACCAAGAGACAAAAAAACTTATGAAAGACTCTTGACAATTGCAACATCTATCGTCTATAATAAGATCAACTTTATAGATATAACTGATGGTGCAACTCACTACCATGCTGACTATGTAAAACCAGCATGGGCAAAAGTGAAAACAAGAACAACAAGAATAGGTAATCACATATTCTATCGTTGGAAAAAACATCAAAAAGGAGGCCCTGTTGATTGAGTTATCAACCTATCTAGGTTCAGAGAAATATAGTGATCGTATCGCAAAAGTTTTGTGGGATGATAAAAAGAAAGTGTATTA